GTAAAAACGAAGTACTTTTTCTAAGCCGCGCGAAGTGCTAAAGTGATGCTAGTCTATTATAAGTTTCTATTAGTTTATCACAGATTATCGCGGGTGTCAAGAGAATTTACGAGAAATTTGCGTTTTTCGAGAGATTTGCGAGGCACCCGTCACGGTGTCGCGTCCCTGCCCCCGAAATTCCCCTCCACTTTTTTACAAATACTTCGCATTTACTGTTGACAACTAGTGCCAAAGCGTATATAATATTGTCATTATGATAAGATTTAAACACGACACAATCACCGCAAAGTTCTCAAGAAAATGTAATATTCTTCTTGACAAAGCAAAAGAAAGTGTGTATAATATTCATATAAAGAAAACAAAAACACAATTATTTGGGAGAATAACAATGGCAAACGCTAAAAATTACACAGAAGAAATGGTTTCAGAAATGACTACAGCATACACTGAAAACCCTACAAGAGAGACTGTAGACGCATTAGCACAACAGTTCGGCAAAACTACAAGAAGTATCATTGCTAAACTAAGTAGAGAAGGCGTGTATGTCGCACAACCTAGAGCAACTAAAACAGGAGAACCAGTAGTATCCAAATCAGAATTAGTAGCACAGATTCAAGAACACTTCGGAATTGAATTACCAACTCTAGTGAAAGCAGGTAAAGCAGACCTACAGAGATTAGTTGACAGTCTATAATGTTGACGGAGTGATTGCCCTAAGTAATCCAATTTTGAAAAGGGTATCTACTTTGGAGAAGTGTCTTCGGAAGCACACCAAATGGAAGTAGCAAGTTCGACTCTTGACCTACAAAGTATCTCTGCCCTTTTCAAAGTTTCGTCAAGTTCTCCTTAAATAGTTCTTGACAAATGGTAAAAAAGTGAGTATAATATACTTATATTTAAAAAGGGAAGAAAATGGAAAGTTTTATAGTAAATTTCATGATAGCAGTATTAATGATGATTGTAGGGGGTGGAATAGTATTGTGGTGTTTTAATTACATCATAGAGGAACTAGAAAACCTATCAAACTTTACACTTTCTGAGTGGATTGGCATAATGATTTTACTCTTTATTGCCGCTCTGATTGCAGTCCAAATGTGATTGCACCCGTTGGGATTGAGTTAAATTATTAACTACCAAGTAGTAAATAATTCAAAATTCTTCTTGACAAATGGTTAAACATTGAGTATAATATATATTCAGAAACAAAGAAAACAACACTAAATTGTAAAAATAAATGATTTAGCATTGACCCCAGACTCTTCGGAGGAGGGAGAGCGAATAAATAAGCAAGAGTTGTTTTCTACCCTGAGTGGCGACTCGTAAAACACTGCCGTATGCTAGTTAGATATTGATAGATTGCGTTAACTGAGATAATATCCGCTTTTGAGAGTCGTTATGAGACATACCTTCCGCAGCAAGGAGCGAGTCATAACCCGATGAACTGGTCGGTAAAGAATTTGAGTTGATACTCTCTGTAAGTCCATACTCTCCAACATTTTGCTTGGAGTAGATTAAGGCAGTAAGCAGAGACAACGAAGCAAGATAATTCGGCACTATCTCGATAGTATAAAAGCGATTTGTTTTACTGCTTTAATGGGCGTTACGACCTTCGGGTTTACTAAAGTAGAGGTAATTGAACAGGGTGGATATACCAAAGTATCAACCCCAGTGTGAGGAAACCACGCTTAAACGATTAGAGGAGATTCAGTTTTAACTGTCAATTCGAAAGTTTTAAAGAGTAAACCTCGTTGTCTGCCACCTTAGGGTGTCACGGAAGTAAGCAGACACATATGCTGGTGCACATAGTGTGCCAAGTGAGAGCAAGGGAGCAAGTTGTAGTAGTATTTCGATGCGAAACACGACAGAGGCAACCATCTCATACTGCGGGACGAGGGGCAGTATGAAACTGACATGATAATGACAATGTCGCAACCTTTAAGTAGGAAAGAGATTGCAACGAGAACGGAGGTCGCACCTTCACTCTGTAGATATACAGTAGAAGTTGGCACTCGATTAGTCGACACAAAGTCAACCTCAAAGACTTAAAAATAGAGCAACTTAGTAAAGAAGTGATGCGAAATGAGCAGTATACCATAGACGCAAGTCGTAGATTGAAGTTCGTAATATCCATCACCAATCGTTACGCAGTGGACAGGTTCGTGGTTAATTCCGACACGACCACTTTAAAAAACAAACAGTTTGGGGAGGAGAACTTCGGTTCTCCTTTTTTTCGCTTCAAAAACCTTAACATCAAAATTCTTTATGTTAATTTAAAATAGTTCTTGACAATCAATCACAAATCCAGTATAATATCTATATGAAAAGAAAAAGGAAACCACATTTTCCTAGATGAATGAGTGTGGAGGTTATGTCTGAACATACACTGAGGGATGAAAATGCCCTCCCCAATTTAACAATACAAAACAGGAGAGCAATATGCCAGCAAAATTTAAACCAAGTGCAAAAAAATACGTCAGAGGCGTACCAGCAAGTAAATTACCTATGGAACACTTCTACATGCACACCATGAAGAAAGAAGAACTATTTGAGTACATCAACTCAAAAGGTACTAACATCAAACCTAAAGTAAGACAGAAGTGCATTAATGAACTTCAACGCAGAGGTATCAAGATAGAGTGGGTCACACCTGAGGTGCAATCATGAAGTGGGGTGGTAAAGCAGTACATAAGTCGCACAAGAAAAAGACTGCACAAGGCGACTCACACAACAGAATCAGTCTGAATATGAATAAAGGCAAGAAGCGTTCATTCAAAAAATACAGAGGACAGGGCAGATAGTGGGAAAGGTTATACAGTTTCCATTAATCACCGAAGCAACAAGACTAGTGGAGGAACTCCAAGTACAGGAAGAAGAAATCAAAATGTGCTTGGACGACCTACAGTCTTTAAACGAACACATCGTAGAGTTGACAATGGAGTATGAAGAATTACTCAACAGACTCTGCACAATTAACAACATTAAATTACCAGAAGAAGGAGACAACAATGACTAAGAAAGCAAGGCGTATAGAAGATGACATCAGAGACATGAAGCATAGACTTGAATTAGTAAGAACAGTAGTGCCTATACTAGTATTAATTCTACAGGTTTTTATACTTGGGAGAATACTATGAAGAAAGGCAGTATGCAGTACGACCAGTATGGTCGCAAGAGAAAAGTAGGTCATCTCTACAAGAGTACAAAAGCGAAACCAAATTTCGATGTACAGATGAAGAAAAAATTTAGAGAAGTGAGTGATATCCCGAGTGCACCAGTGGGAGAATATACTGTGCCTAAGGATAACTCATACAAACAAAACATCAGTAAGCAATATACAGTATCGATTGCTTACAACAAAGGTGCATATCAAGTGATACCAAAAGGAGAAGTGAAAGACATTGGCAAATAAAATATATGGCAATACAAGGCATTACGGTGTAGGCATGGAAGCAAACGGCAGCGTAATAAAGAAAATAGAGTACCCGTTAGATACAAAACCTAAGTACGAACATTGGGAGTGTCCAGCAAGGAACTGTAAACACATGACAATATACCTAGAAAATGGTAAAATATTGCGTGATGATGAGTTAATACTAAAGAAAGAGTGGGATATGCTTCAAAAAGCAGAGAAGTTTATATCTGAAATCAGTGGAGGTGTAGCGTAATGAGTAAAATTAATGACTACGCTAAGTTCGTAGACCAGTGCACATCTGAAACAAGTAAAGATACGACTAAAATGTGTGATAGATTGGACAAACTGATGGGAAATCATACAATGCAGAATGGAGTTATGATTGACTGTGAGATAGACATAGCAAGATTGATGACTGCACTGATAGGGATGATGGCAGAGAGTGGAGAGTTTGCTGAGATTGTGAAGAAAAAGGTATTTCAGAACGATACACAGTTCACAAACGACGAAATTTTTCACATGAAAAGAGAGTTAGGTGACGTACTTTGGTACTGGGTTCAAGGGTGTATTGCTCTTGGGTTTACTCCTGACGAAGTAATGGACGAGAACATTAACAAACTAGAAAAGAGATATCCGAATGGTTTTGAAGTAATTCGTTCAGAAGTAAGGGCAGAGGGAGATATCTAATGCTACTAACTGGTCAGTTTGATATACATATTATTCATGCTTGTAATTTAAGTTGCAAAAATTGTTCTGTACTAGATTTCAAGTTTGGAGATGACCAAGAAGGAAAGAATGTAAACACATTTATGACCTACGAACAAGTAGTTAAACAGGTAGAGTTAATTAAAAAGTGGGGATATCAACTAGAAACACTTAAAATATTGGGTGGAGAACCAACAACCCACCCAAAGTTCCCTGAAATCGTTGACTTTCTCATGGAATCAAAGGTAGCAAAAGAGGTCTGGGTAAACACAAATGGTCTTAATTTTAGTGAGAAAGTGATTAGTGCATGTTCTAAATTAGATAAAGTACTAATTACACTATACCCTCTAGTAAATACAAAGGTAGACCAACTAACAGCATATAGAAGTAGTGGTATTTCTAACAGATTTCAAAGAACTCATATCAATCTTATGACAACTTTTGAAAAATTTGGGGTAGGATTACCTAATGTTGAATACACCCAAGAAGGAAACTGGAAGATGTGCTGGTCAAAAAATGATTGTAGAACAATAGTTGGAGATACAATGTATCAATGTAATGTGTCGTACGCTAAAAGAGTAGAAGGACGACATATTTCTGAGTGGGGAGATAAACTAGACACAATGCTAAATCTATGTGCAAAGTGTCCTTACCCACCGAAGTTGGTACCTTGGAGCAGTTTAAACATAAAAAAAGACCAGAGAAATTTGAACAAAGGTTTGAAGTTCTGGCAACAACATAACAACACAATAAAAATTAAGGAGATTTAACATGGCAAATCATGTACATTTTACAATTCATGTAGAAGGAATTGAAGACGAACAGTTTAACGAGTGCGTTAAGACTGAAAAAAGAACTATCAAAGATTGGAGTGATAACGATATGGAAATCACAGAGTATTTGGAGTTAGAACATCAACCATTCATGTCTAGAGTAGAAAAACAATTAGACAAAGATGGGGATTTAGAGAACTCATATGACTGGTACTGCGATAACGTAGGTGCTAAGTGGTGTCATATAGATGAAATGCAGGATGGATACATTGCTGGTTATTCAGCATGGAGACAACCTCACGAGTTAGTAATAAATATAATGGAGTTCTACGCAAACAAGTACAATACTGAAGTAAATGCGAGTATGACTTATGAAGATGAGTTTAGAAACTTCATGGGTAAGCAGTACTATGGAACTGTTGAAGATGATGGTTGGATTGCATGGGAAGGAGACTACACTGAAACAGATGCTGATGAACTCATGGCATCATTCAATGAACTCTATCCTAGTATTGATACTGAAGCAGAGGACTTTGATTATCATGGAGAGTATGAAGTCGATGGAGAAACTATCTATCCTAATGAAGTATTAGATGAAATCGCTGATAGATTCTGGGAAGGTTGCTAATGACTCAATACAATGATATAGTTGAAAAGCGACGTCTTTACCTAGAAGCAGAAGACTGGGGCAGTAAAGTATCTCAACATTATGTCTGTAAAGGTGGGATGGGAGATTTAGGATATGGAGAAGGCTACTTTGTTTACTACAACAATGGAGCAGTTCATAAGATAAACAAGAAAGGATTTAGTATAGTACAAAGTCCAATGTCAATCGAGGAGGTCATAGATGCGTATACTAGAAAGGATAATTAATAGAATCTTAGAGTGGTCGTTCAAAAGAACAGCAGATAAACAATGGAGAAAAAGAAATGGCAGTTAACTACACACAAGACCAAGTAGAGTATATAGTAAACCAGTATAGATTAGAACCAACTAGAGAAACTGTGGAAAAATTAGCAGAAGAACTTAACAAGAGTGTAAAATCTATTATAGGAAAACTATCAAGAGAAGGAGTGTACAGAAAAACTGAGTACACAACCAAAGCGGGTACAAAACCAGTCACTAAGTTGGAACTAGTACAAGAATTAGAAGAAAGACTAGAAACCACCCTTGCAGGACTAGAAAAAGCACCAAAAAGTGTATTATTTAAATTAAAGGAGAGAATATGAGAGTATGTAAATTAGTAAAAGCTGGAGAGAACCTTCAGACAATAGACAAGCATGGAATGTATGCAGAAGTATTAGAGCTTATCGAAAGCCCCAGCGGGTATAAAGCAAGACTAGAATTCGCTGATGGACATAAGGAATTGCTAAGTGTACGTAGACTAAGAATGCTACAGTCAGAAGTACCTAAGTCAAGAGGAAGCTTCTGGGATTAACCACAAGTTAGACAGAATTTGACATGAACCCACTTAATTGTGGGTTTTTTATTGCCTCAAAAA